AATGGCAAGCAATTCGCACTCAAAGCAGTCGGCGGCCACGTTGCCGGCCACATGGATGGCAAGGGCAAGGGCCTATTAGAAAATCCAAACACCTGGCACGTACTGGAATTTAAAACGCACAGCGCTAAGTCGTTTAGAGAAGTACAAAAGAAAGGCGTGCTAGAAGCTAAGTTTCAGCACTTCGCACAAATGCAGCTCTACATGAAATGGTCAAAAATGACTCACGCATTTTACCTAGCAGTCAATAAAGATACTGATGAGCTTTACTCTGAATCAATTGCATACGATCAGCACGCAGCAGAGCGTCTCGAAGACAAAGCCAAGCGTATCGTCACCAGTCAAAACCCGCCAGAGCGGCCTTATGACAAGCGTGACTTCTATCTGTGCAAATGGTGCTCTGCTCAGTCTTTATGCTGGGGCAGCACAGACCAAGCTAGCCCTGCAATCCCGGTGCCAAGTCTATCATGTCGCCAATGCCTACACGCCACCCCCGAGTTAGACGGCAAAGCACGCTGGTCATGCGCTAAAAAACAAACTGATCGCAGCTTTGCCGAACAAGCAAAGCCGTGCGCAGATATGCTCATAATACCCGCGCTGGTAAAATGGGCAACAGCCATCGATGTCATCGAAAACGCGCTAGGGAATAATGCCATCGTATTTGAAAACGATGACGGGAGCACATGGATGCACGGCCAAAACCCTGAGCATAATCAATTCAGTGCGCACGACCTGAGCACTCTTCCACGCGGCTTGATCGGTTCCACCCGAACTGCCGCAAACAAAGCAATCCTCGATGCCGAAACGCGACCGGCATTCGGATGAACAAGCTACGTGAAACCATCGTTATCACTCTAGTTGCTTTCATCTACGCCACACTGGCAGCTTTCATCGCCTTTAACTTTTTCAGTTAAAAGCGCTTCAACCTAACAAATACAAAACTATGATTAATCTACAATCAATCACACGCGGAGCGCAGATAAAAGCCCCGCGCATCGTGCTGCTCGGCGTCGAGAAAATCGGCAAGAGCACCTTCGCAGCCGGCGCTGATAAGCCGATCGTCCTGCCGATCCGTCAAGAAGAGGGTGTCGATGCCCTGGACATCGCCAAATTTCCCACCTTGCAGTCATTCGCAGAAGTGCGTGACGCACTCAGCTCACTCGCCAATGAAAAACACGACTACAAAACTGTGATCATTGATTCCGCCAGCGCACTTGAGCCATTAATCTTTTCAGATGTCTGCGAATCAGAAAAGGCCGCCAGCATCGAAAAAGTCGGCGGCGGCTATGGCAAAGGTTACACCGAGGCGCTGTCCCGGTGGCGCGAATTAATGCAGGCGCTAGACTTCCTGCGAGAATCTAAAAACATGGCCAGCGTTATTATCGGCCACGTCAAAGTTAAGAAGTTTGATGACCCTTTGAACGAGTCATACGACCAGTTCCAATTTGACGTAAACGACAAAGCATCAGCCACACTATTTCGCTGGGCTGACTTCATTGGCTTCGCTAACACCAAAACCTTTGTGAAAAAAGAGCAGGCTGGATTCGGCGCTGAGAAAGGCCGAGCCATCGATGCGAGTGGCGGCCAGCGCTTCTTATTTTGCCAGAAAAGTCCCGCGTTCCCTGCCGGTGGCCGCGGGCCGTATGGCAAACTGCCTGACGATATCCCACTCAACTGGAGTGATTTTAAAGAAGCAGTAATCTCTGCAAGTAAATAACCAACAACCAATAATAACATGAGCATATTCGGATCAAAAGGCTTTGATGCCTCCAATAATACAGTCAGTAACACTGACTTTTCACCACTCACGCCAGGCATGTATGATGTCATCATCAGTGATGCCGACGTGAGAGTTACCAAGGCTGGTAACGGTCAATACCTCTCCATCCAATTCACTGTCACCAGTGAAGTAGGACGCGAACGACGTCTCTGGACAAACCTAAATCTAGTCAACCCTAACCCGGTTGCCGTCGAGATCGCGCAAGAAGAATTACAGAAAATCTGTAATGCTATTGGCTACAAAGGACGTTTGCAGAGCGACGAAGATATCCAGCATTTGCTGAATAAAGCACTCGCAGTCAAAGTAGTTGTAGATGGCGAGCGCAACAACGTGAAAGGCTATGCTGCGATTGCAGCAGCCAACAAAAAAAACGCCGCAACTGCTGTTTCAGCCGCTGCCAGCGATGCTGAAGACGAAGACGAAATGCCTTGGGGTTAAACACTACTCCTACCCAAAAATGACTGAAAGTCCGACCCTTCCAGTTCTAGCCTCCAGCTTAATTTACTAATGATAACTGACGAAGAAATTTTAATAGAATACAAGAAGGCCTACAATGCAGAGTATCGCCTAAAAATAGCGGCTCAAAAACGCGCATACTACAAAGCCAGTGCAATTGTAGTAGCAAAACGAATAGAAGCGTGGCGCTCAAAACACGCAAACGCTTCTAAGAAGATTCAAGACGAATCTTTTTTGTCCTACCTACAATGCTCTATCTAACTCTATTGCTTTTCGCAGTTCTGGTAATTTACGCCCATCTTCGTGCGCGCAAAAAAGCACGCAACTGGCAAGCAGTCGAAGGCTTTGGCCGTAATTCAGAAGGCCATCATGTATGGCTGAAGTAAAAATAATACTGCTCAAATGCTAACTCCAAGACCCTATCAACAAGAAGCGCTTCAAGCGCTAGACAGCCATCTACGCTCGGGAAAGAAAACTTCCCCCTGCGTAGCTATTCCTACCGGCGGTGGCAAAAGCTTGTTAATCGCACTCGCGATCACCAACTGGCAAAAGAAACACCCAGGACTTCGAGTGTGTATATTGCAGCACCGAAAAGAATTGGTGCAGCAGAACTCAGATGAATTGATTAGCATCAATCCTAACTGCAACGTAGGAATCTACGCAGCAGCTCTAAAACGCAGAGATACTGAGCACGCTATAATCTATGCCAGTATTGATAGCATCTACAACAAGTCGGGCGTACTAGAACCTTTCGACGTAATCATCGTAGATGAAGCACATCGAATACCACTGAAAGGTGAAGGTAAGTATCGTAAGTTCATTGAAGGATGCAGACGCTTTAACACTAAACTAGTGTTAATTGGTTTCACTGCCACACCATATCGGATGGAAGGTCCGATATGCCATAGAAACCATTTACTCCAGGAGCTAGTTTACAATGCCAGCGTAACTGAATTGATAACAGATGGATACCTTTGCAAGCTACGCACTAAATGCAGTGAGAATCAACCAGACCTAACTGGAGTACGTAGCTCAAATGGAGATTATGTGACTAAAGCACTATCTGAACAACTAGATAAAGAAGAAGTCGTCAGCATAGCTGTCAAAGAACTGGTGACATTGATAGATGCAGAACAACGTAAAAGTGTAGTCGTGTTCGCAATAGACATTGCACACTGCCAACACATTAGTGATGAGCTACGTAAGTATGGAATAACTGCTCCTTACGTAACAGCAAGAACTCCAGCCGGTGAACGTGAAAAGATAGCCAACAACTTCATCAGAGGAAGACACCGAGTATTAGTAAATGTAAACGTCTATACTGAAGGCTTTAATGCTAAAGCAGTTGATTGTGTCGCATTGTTGAGACCTACGCTCTCAAAAGGACTCTACGTACAGATGGTAGGACGTGGACTCAGAACACACGCTAACAAGACAGACTGCTTAGTGTTAGACTTCTCCCGCTGCATAAAAGAACACGGACCGATTGATGCAACTGATAATAGGGAAGTGAAGATGAAGAAGTGTGAAGTATGCAGTGACGTATTCAGCTACATCATAGGTTGCTGTCCCAACTGTGGTTGGGAGATACCACCCCTGGAGAAGAAGCAGGTAGATGAACAAATAGAACGTACCCGGAGACTACATGAAGTTGAAGCAGCAGAACATGACATTCTAAGCACTCCTAAGTGGTTAAAAGTACATGGAGTTAGATGTCACCTGAGACAGCAACATGGCAAACCCGATGCTCTCAGGATTCAGTTTAGGAGTGGTCAGAGGAGTGCTTCCGCACTGATGCACTTAGACAGTTCAGGCAATCAAGGTAACGCCGCTAAACTCTTTTGGAATAGGTTACAGATTGGAACGATGCCAACGGTAGAAGATGCACTCCAGGACATGTTCCTAGCAGATAGAATAGCAGAGAGAGTCAAACGACTACTAGTACTCGATTCAGGTACACGCTTAGAAATTAGAGACTACGAGATAAACACTTTTAACTAATAACACACAGACAACACCATTATGAACCCATCAACCAGACAGGACTACTTAGAACAGATCATGGACTTAGAAGGAGAGAACGCTGACCTCATACGTAAATTAGAAAGAAAGGAGTGCATGATAGAAGACATCACTAACTTATTGGTAGAGGAGGAAGATGCAGACTAATATAAAACTAATTGGTCTCATAGGACCAAAAGGGGTAGGGAAGACCACCTTTGCACATGAACTAGGAGTAAACTTTCACCACAGTGTCGATACAGTGATATTAAGTTTTGCTGACCCATTGATAGCTATGGCTATAGCAATGGGCATCTATTCTGAAGCAGTGAGAGATAAAACACTGAGGACACAGACCATTAGTAAGCTTGGAAAGACACCAGAGGAGATACTGAAAACACTTGATTCAGAATGGGGCAGAAAGCTGGTGCATGAAGATATATGGTTATGGGCAATGCAACAGCAACTAGACCTTCATGACAAAGATGACGAAGATACCTTAGTAATCATTGATGACTGTGAGTTAGAAGAAGAAGCACAGTGGATACTCGATAAAGGAGGAGTGGTATTTGCTCTGAGTAGAGAAGGATACCCCGGAGACACTGACAATGATACTGAGAAACAGTACTCTAAACAAGTTCAGGCACTGGTCTATCAGGCACAGATAGATACTCAGGGATTACCACGCACCATCAAAGAAACCATTCACATTATTAACCACAAACTAGATACAACATGTTAAATGATGCACTACAATATGCCACAAAAGGATGGTATGTATTCCCCCTGAGACCAGGAAGTAAAGCTCCACTGGTTGCTGGTGGATTCAAGCAAGCAACAGTGGATAGCACACAGATCACTAGTTGGTGGACTGCTAATCCCACGGCTAACATTGGAATAGCTTTGGATACGTCAGGGTTATGCGTAGTAGATGTAGACACACACGGAGATATCAATGGCTTTGAGAGTCTCCCATTGCTAGGTGACTTACCTGACACGGCTATTGCACGTACCCCAAGTGGAGGTGCTCATTATGTGTTCCAGAATGAAGGCACTCCACCACCTAGAAAGATAGGGTTAGTGACAGGAATTGATCTCCTGGCTAATGGATACATTGTAGCTGCTCCCAGCGTGATAGATGGACTCCCTTACTACTGGGAGTCAGAAACATTGGATTGCTTACCAGAACAGGTCAGACAGATGGCTGCTCCTAAGGTGAAGAAACAGCAGATCACCTCAGATAATCACCATCAGATACGACACAGAGCTAGTTTGTGGCTTGAGAAGTGTGACGCTGCACATGAGGGACAAGCAGGTCATAGTAAGTTGTTATGGGCAGCTCAGGGACTAGTAAATGGGTTCATGCTCTCCAGAGCAGATTCCCTTAGTTTACTTTGGTCTAACTATAATCCCCGCTGCGTACCTAGTTGGAATACTGCTGACCCCATTCAAGTCAGAGAGTTTGAGCGTAAGGTATCAGAAGCAGAAGCTGCTCCAGTTAAAAGCAGAGGGTGGTTGATTCAAGATGATGGTTATAGGACGGACAGAACCACCCGGAAGACTGACAACTTTGCTACTCCAGAGCAGATAGCGGAGTTATCAGTGGCTTATGACAATATAGTGACACTTGAAGAACCATCTTGGAAACCTTCTGGACTGGTGGGTGACATCATGCAGTACATCCTTGATACTGCTCAGATACCACAACCTAAATACTCGATAGCAGCATCACTTGCAGTAGTAGGGACACTATTAGGGCAGAAGGTTAAGTCAGGTTGGAAGAATGGACGGACAAACCTTTATTGCATGGCAGTTGGTGGCACATCCACGGGTAAAGATCACCCCATTAGTATGGCTGAACGGATACTAGAACAGTCAGGTGCAGGTGAACTCATTGGTGGCACAGATGTCACCAGTGATTCAGCCATTGAGAAGAGAATTAGTGATCATCCAGTTACATTTTACCCTTGGGACGAAGCTGGACACACATTAGGAGGATTTGGCAGTCAGGTAGATAACCATCGTGCAACAGTAGTACCAACACTGATGAAGCTATGGTCAGCAGGGAATAAGACATACAGAGGGAAGGATAGAGCTGGGAGGGATAACAGCTCGTTCTCCATCAAACACCCCTGCTTGACGATATATGGGACTGGCTCCACTGATAAGATCGCAAGTAGCTTGAGAAAAGATCAGCTCCAAGATGGGTGGTTACCTCGTTGCTTATACTTCATTAGTAGTGATCTTGGCACCTTATCAGACACCCTTGATACTGGTCACATTATACCGGCTCTAATCCTTGATAAGTGTCAGGGATTTGCTCAGTTTGTTAATCCCGCTGCGACAGCAGTTAGTGTCTTCTCAGCGCAAGCAGTCGATCAGGATTGGACGATCACTGTCCCTATTGATACAGATGCAAAGAATGCACTAAAGCAGTTCTTTATCGAAGCTAGGGACATACAACAGCTTGGGAAGTTAGACAACTGTGAGCTATGGGGCAAAGCAGCAGAGCAAGCAGATCGTATTGCTTTGATCGTCGCTTGCGGAACTTTCCATGATTTGCGTGACGCTAAGATCACACTGAAAGAAGTACAGTGGGCTATTGCAGTGGTTAGATACTGCATTCAGTCATTTTCAGACCTTATCAGCGATAAGGTGGTGGAGAATGACTTTGAACGTAACTTGAAGATGGTACTAGAAAAGATTAAGCGTGCTGGACGGAGAGGTATCACCAAACATGAACTTACCAGAGCGACACGGGCCATTAAAAGTTTCGAGCGGATTGATATACTCAAGACGCTCGAAGAAGGACACGACATCATCATTGATCAGCAGGATAAAAAGACTCGTCCTGCCACAGTTTACATCTTTAAGCCTGGTTAACTCGATACACACCTTGAGACGGACATACCTCAGAATACACCCCCTTTGACACGAACATACCTCAGAATACACACCCTTTGACACGGACATACCTCAGAATAGACCCCTTTGACACGGACATACCTCAGATATACGCCCCTTTTGACCCGGACATACCTCAGAATACACCCCTTTGACCCCGACATACCTCAGATATTGACCCCTTTGACCCCGACATACCTCAGATATTGACCCCTTTGACCCCCTTTAACACCGACCTAACTCAGATATACGCCCCTTTGACACCAAAATACCTGAGATATACGCCCCTTTGACACCGACCTAACTCAGATATTGACCCCCTTTTGACCCCTTTGACACCGACCTACCTCAAATATACGCCCCTTTGACACGGACATACCTCAGAATAGACCCCTTTGACACGGACATACCTCAGAATAGACCCCTTTGACACCGAAATACCTCAGAAATACACACCCTTGAGACGGACATACCTCAGATATTAACCCCTTTGACCCGGACATACCTCAGAATACACACCCTTGAGGCGGATCTACCTGAGAAATACACACCTTTTGACACCGAAATACCTCAGAAATACACACCCTTGGGGCGGACATACCTCAGAAATACACACCCTGGGACAAACATACCCGATATACAGACCAAAGATACAGACCAGATACCGACCAATATAGACCTTTGATTGGTCGATATCTCCCCAAATAACATAGATACCGACCAATATAGACCATGGGGAATGGTCTATATCTTGGTCTATATCTTTTTAGCTCATCTATGATATATCCTATATATAAACAATATATATATAAATACGTGTATAAAAACAGACAGGGGACTCACACGACAGTTTTAAACATATATCAGATGTCGGATGCTATAAGTCTTGGTCGCTTTCTGCTCCATTTACTTCAGATATTCCCGTTGACTGAATTGCAGAATCATCCTTTTATAATTAGTCATGCAAGAGCAGGATAAGTCAGACAATTATAGGGCAGTTGAGTGTCCCATGAATAGCGAATCCATTACCCTGGTACTGCCATTGCCACACAACTGTTTATCTCCAAATGCTCGGATACATTGGACCGTGAAGGCTGGCGTTACTAAGAAAGCTCGAAGACTTGCTCGACAAGCAGTGGAGGCGGAGGATATCTGCACTAAACCATGGCAGAAGGTTAAAGCGCAGGAGACTTTCTTCTATAATGTGTGCCGAAATAGGGATGAGAGAAATGCCGTAGCTATGTTAAAAGCTTACTATGATGGCGTGGTGGATGCTGGATTGATCGAGGATGACAATTACCAGATCCTTACACATGGCCAGCCGACCTTTGAAATTGATAGGAATGACCCTCGCGTGGAGATCACCATCTCTAAATTAGACAGTAATACGGATGACAATACCCATACAAACCCCTAATAATATGTTAAAACACAGTGATACGCAATTGCTTAGCCCCAAGGAATTAGCATGGCGCCTTAATCGACACCCTAATTACGTTTACCTGATGAAGAAGGCTGGGTTCAAGATGCCGGGATATCGAGCAACAGTTGAAGACTCCTTAGCTTGGTTAGATGCTAATCCCGAATGGAGACGGACTTTGGACAACTAGTAGATCAATATCGAAGTGGGGGTTGATTCGGGCAATACCTTAGACACTAGCCCTGCACTCGCTCCGCTCGTTTGGTCAACCGCTTCGCTCCACCGTCCTGGCTATAGCTGTCATGCGATCAGCAAAAGCAGATCCCCCGCCAGCAGCGCCCGGCCGGTTCCGCTTCGCTCTCCAAAGCGCAAGCACCTGCACGTCACCCGCTGCACGGTACTGTCCCGGCGTGCTTCACTTACGCTTCCGCCGATTCCCGCCAGTCAACGTCTTAGCTCGTTCCTCGCACGCCGTTTCCTTCTGGTCAACGGCTACGCCCGTTCATTCGCTTGGACAGTACCGATCAGCTACAGATGGTTGCAATTAGACATCTCGCCTGACCATGAGACACCCCCGTGTCCTGCGCAGACCATGCTTATAGTCGCTTGATGCTCCTGCGCATGGACTGCTACGGACACTCTACATTGAGATCCTGCTGCTATCTCCGCTGAACACCCTATCAGTCGCCTATGCTCCTGCGGCTGTTCAGCTCTGCAATGAGACAATTCCTCCGTGTCCCTCGCAGACTATCCTGATGGTCGCTTGATGCTCCCGAGGATAGACTGCTGGGACACTCTGCAATGAGACAATTCCTCCGTGTCTTGCGCAGACTATCCTGATGGTCGCTTAATGCTCCCTCGGATACACTGCTCCAGCACTCTGCAATGGAACTACTCCGCGTCTTGCGCAGACTATCCTGATGGTCGCTTGATGCTCTCTCGGATGGCCTGCTGAGGACACTCTGCAATGCTCCAACGCGCTCCAGATCCGATCTTTGCGCACTATATCGCATTATGTCCAATGCTGCTTCGTATTCCTCGCAGACGTTTCACTTATTGTACATAATAGACATAGTGTCGCTGCATATCCCCAGAGCGCTACCCATTGCGCCGCCACGCCCGGCGCTACCAATCCGTCGCTACCAATCCATCGCAACCAATCCGTCGCAACGCTCCTGCACTCCCTGCGGTCGTCTCGCTGCGCTCGGGAGCTATGGTCTGTTCCCCCGCCCCCGCCCGAGCGGGTCTACAATTGGTAGATCCCCGTATCGCAGTACCTGCGCTGACCGCTCTAGGTCGTTCCTCCCATCGCCGTTTCCGTTCCTGCCAGGCGCCCCCCTTTTTGAGTAGGGGGGCTACCCCCAGCCGCCTGCGCGGTTGGCCCCGCGCTGTCGCCCGCTCCGCGTTGCCCGGACGGGCATACTCCATCGTAAAGAGTGTCTCGCAGCTGCGCTGCCAATAAAAAACAACCTACTCGCAAGCTCGCCTGTTCCGTGCGCCTAGCCCGCACGGGCCGCGCACTGCTGCAACAGTTGCAATGCAGCTACGACCTCCGGTCTAGATGCTACGACCTCCCGGTCTAATTGCTACGACCTTCGGTCTAGATGCTACGACCTGTCGGTCTAATTGCTACGACCTGTCGGTCTAGATGCTACGACCTGTCGGTCTAGTTGCTGCGACAATCAACAACAAAGACCTTCGGTCTCTTTCGGTCCCTGTCCAATTCGACTCAACCATTGCTGCTACGACCTACCGGTCTAGATGCTACGACCTCCCGGTCTAATTGCTACGACCTGTCGGTCTAGTTGCTACGACCTTCGGTCTAGATGCTACGACCTGTCGGTCTATGTATCCTCTGGATCACCAAATGCATCACGCAACCAATGCGGCTACGACCTCCGGTCTAGTTGCTACGACCTGTCGGTCTAGATGCTTAGGCAATCAACAACAAAGACCTTCGGTCTCTTTCGGGGCAGGTCAAAATCAGCTCAACCAATACAATGCCCAGGCTATGCGGCTACGACCTTCGGTCTAGATGCTACGACCTGTCGGTCTATGTGCCTATCGGCACAACCAATACAATACTGCCGCACAACCAATGCAACACTGCCGCACAACAACAAGGACGTTCGGTCTCTTTCGGACAATGTCCAATATGACTCAATCACTACTACCTATTTCCTTATACCTATACTAAGCTATTACATACCCTTCAACTGTACTATTCCGTCGTATTCGGCAGGGGAGAAGTATCTCCCCCCAACGAGCCGTCGTTCCTAGTCTCTTATGCCCCCTCTCTGCGGGGAAACCCCGCAACGCCCCGATAGCCTTCATTCTTAGGATTGGCTTATATGGGAAAAACTTTCACTGAGCTTATGCCGCTAGAGCCGCGACTGGCTGTCAAAAATCTGGGATTTTGACCCTTCTGGCTGCGAAGATCCGCCGCACCGGTGGCACTTGTTCCACGTAGAACAAACGCCGCAAAAATGAGGCAAATTAAGTGCATTATTTACACTTAAAAGTGTACCCACCGCTTGCGAATGTGCGCTTATAAGTGTAGGTTATTAGTAGGCCGAGGAACCGCCCCGACCATCTAAACCAAACCACTAAAAAAATGACAGTCCTCAAATACTCACTCACCGACTGGTTAATCACCATCGAAGAAGGTTATGAAGAAAACACTTATGACGTGTTCCTAGAAAAAGACGCTTTTAGCTGCTCACTCGCTTGCGCTGAAAATGAAGGCGTCGCACATACCGGCGACGGATCGCATGAAATCGAGATCCCTTGGCAAGTGGTCGAAATGGCCAGCAACCTAGAAGAACAAGCATACGAATTACTTCCCACAATACTCAACCCACACAGCTAAACATATGAAAACAATACTTCAACCCTGCGAACTTATCGCAACTCCCGAATCTATGGAAGACTTGCAAGAATACCTAGCACGCTTTTCCGGCAGTGAGGCAGTGGTCGCTCAGACCTGCGCCTTTATGGCTTGGAACTTGGCTTGCGAACTCACCAAAGACAACAACCCCAGCACCTAACCCCCCAGAAAATGGAAGACATCAAATCAATACTAATTCGCCGCGATGGCCTCAGCGACAGCGAAGCCGACAACCTAATCGCAGCAGCACAAGAGGAATTCGACTTTCTAATTGCCCGCGGATGCGTGATCGAAGCCGAGCATATCTGTCAAACATGGTTCGGACTAGAGCCGGACTATCTCGTTCAAATGTTTTAACCCCCCACCCACTAATAAAATGAATATCGAATTACTACCACAAGCAGCACACACGCCCCGCGTTTACGTAGGGACATATAGAAAATACAATAATGGCAATCTAGAAGGCGACTGGCTCGACCTTGAAGACTTCCAAACAGCCGCCGACTTTTGGCAACGCTGCAAAGCAATCCACTCCGACGAAGTAGATCCAGAAATCATGATTCAAGATCACGAATACTGCCGCGAATGGGTGTACCGCGAAACCGTTGACGACCGAGTATTTGACTGGTTGCAACTAGACGAAGAAGATCAGCACCTAGTTGAAGCTTGGATGGAGTTAGGCGGTTTGCCCAACGATCAGACAATAGCCGAAGCCGTTCGAGCTGCGAGCGATTCATACATCGGCCACGCCGGCACGTTCCTAGAATATGCAGAAGAAACAGCCGAGGAAATACTGGCAGAAGCGCCGATCTTCCTCAGTAAGTATTTTGACATGGAAGCTTATGCAAAAGATTTAGAAATGGAGCTGTCCACCTGCGAGACCAGCCACGGAGTTTACATCTTCCAATAGCCGGCACGCAACAGCCTGGAGCAACATCGCTCTAGGCTTTTTCATGCTCGACCAAAACCAAAAAAAAAAATCGCCAACGTTGCGACGTTGGATCACTTTTTAAATACCATTTTTGCCGTCACTTGACGGCAATGGTATTGAGCACAACTGCGATGCGTTTTAGCTCTAACTCAGACAAAGACCTTACGCGGCCTAGCTTCCACCCCTTGAAGCGGTTATAATCTACACCTGCCTGTTCACAGACTGCGCTAGCGTTAATTAAAGGCAGCCTATCTTTAAGTTTTTCAGAAGTTAAATGTGCAATCATATCGGTTCACGGTTTCGCTGCGGGTTAATCCCTTTAGCTCATTTTAATGTACGCCGTACCAGGCTATGTTCAAGTCCTGCTTACACTTTTTCGCGCACCGATTCTCTTATGCGCGTTTTTTTAGCTGTCCAATCCCTCCAACCGCGCGCCTATATCGTGGAAGATGATGACGTGCAGTGAACACTGCCACTTGAAGGACAAATCTTGTTTAAGCCACTATTGTGCGTGTCTCAAGCGCTCACCAAATCCCTGCCATCTAGCCTCGCGTCGAAACGCAAGTTTTCACTGGCCTTGTTTGAACGTGTAATAGGCAATGTCATCGCAGGCAGTGACACACACCCCGGGATTGAACAAGAGGGAATCGGTAAATCAATGTTTTACCTCGAACTTTCCCGCCGACCAGAATTGGCCGAACGGTTCAAGTTAGCCCAGATGCAACGCGACAAAGTGCGCAATGCCAAACGCATCGAATCGGCAGAAGCCGAACTCCATCGCCGCGGTGTCGATGGCTGGGAAGAACCTGTGTTCGATATCAAGGGCAACCACTGCGGCGACAAACGCCGCTATTCCGATGCCTGCCTGATCTTCATGCTCAAGAGCCTCAAGCCCGATGTGTTCGCGGACAAGCCACAAACACTGGTTCAGAACAACGTCAACGTACACGCAAAGGATGAAAAACAGATTATGGCAGACTGGCGGCAACGCTTAGGTGCTGCGCCCGCTTAGCCTATGTTGAAATCCACATACGTGCATTTTCAACACTCACTTCCCATTATTCAGACCTTTGCCAAAGGCAGAAACATCTCCCAGCCCGTTCGACCTATTGCTCCCGTATCAACGAGAGTGGGTGCTGGATCAATCGCGATTTAAAATCTGGCTCAAATCGCGCCAAATCGGCGGCTCACTCGCGGCAGCCTTCGAAGTGGTCGCCGACGCCATCGCCTCTGGCTCCGACTGGATCATCCTCTCCGCAGGCGAACGCCAAGCGCTGGAATTTATGGAAAAAGTCCATCGCGTTGCGCAAATCTTCGCCGACGCCATCGAGCAAAAGACTGGCAACCCATACCTGCCTGAAACCAAAGCTTCACAAATTCGCTTTCCGAATAATGCGCGCATCCTGGCACTGCCGGCCAATGCCTCAACCGCCCGGGGCTATTCAGCCAACCTCGTCCTTGACGAGTTTGCCTTCCATGAAAACCCCGAAGATATCTGGCGCGCCGTCTATCCGATCATCACTAATCCGCTGCGCGGACAGCTAAAGCTGCGTGTGATCTCGACGCCTGCGGGCATGAACAACAAGTTCTACGAACTATGGAACGAAGGCAGTGACTTCAAACGTCACAAAACCAGCGTGTACGACGCCGTCGAACAAGGCCTCGGCCTCGATGTCGAAGA